TCATCATAGACTTCCATCATGTCGAGAACAGATCCCTCAAGAACATGAAGGCTACCTTCGTTGATAAACTCCTCATACTTGGAACGCATTGCGCCAGGAAGTTTCATCAGTGTCAGAGAAGTAATATAACTTCTAGTCTTGACACCGTAGGCCCCGTTAGAGATCGGGAACAAGAAGGTAAACGCACAGAAGTCGTCGCCCTGCGATAGGTCAGCACCCAATGAACACGGCATCTCCCAGAACTCTCGCGCGCGATGCGGAAGAGTCTCTTCGTACGTGAAGAAATATGTGTATCCCTCCATGGGAATGCCGAAACGCTTGGCAAGAATGTCATTCCGAGACGCCGGCGCCTTCTCAGCACGCTCGACATCGAGCTGGTAAGTCTCGTAGGTGACGGTAAGTCCGAGGTTTGGGTTTGCCTTGACCCACATGGCGGGGTCACCTACCTCCTCGAGCTCATCCAGCTTGTAGTGCCAGATCGAAACGTGGGGAGCGAGGTACTCACCTTTGAGAATATCGGCAAGTTCCATCTTGATCGTGTCACCCGAGCCGTTTCGAACTGTTCCCTCGGAACTGATGGCAATGATCAGGTAGTCCTCGAGCTTTGAGGCACCTTGCTCGACTGCTCCGACTACATCCTCACGAAGATCGCCAGAAAGCCACTCATCGATCGTCGAGACCTTAGGCCTAAGACCTTGGAGTTTGTTGATGGTCATAGGTCGGATCTCACAGATCGATCCTGTGAGGAAATTCTCGATGCCTTTCTTTGTAGAGGCGAGTTTAACCCGCATCGCACGTGAACCTGTGGTATTCTGAAGAGATCCTTCAGTCAGGAACTGAAAGAGAGGTCCTCGCGAGCGCGTAATGGACGTGCGCATGGGAGACATAACCTCTTCGGCTTGCTTCATCGTAGGAGATGTGGTAATCTGATGAGTCGTTGACGTATCCACATTCAGAAAATAGCTCTGAATGCACGATGCATACATCGACTTGGCAGCACCACGTGCTACAATGAGGTATTGTTTCGAAATAAGACGCTTCTTGATCGTCTTATTGACGTATCTACCAGGTTGTCCTTCTTTTCCTGGCTGATACACACTTCTATCAACGAAGAAGTACCATCCAAAGATCTCTTCGGACCAAAGTTTGAATGAATCAAGCAAATATAGATCAGATCCATCTGTGAGTGTCAGTTCTCCCTCACAATATCGCACGAACCCTTCGACTGCTTGATCATCGTAGTAAATGTTCGGATTTGCGATGAGCGAATCGATGCGGTTCATCTCCATAGCAATTTCCCGATTAACAGGAATATCACCACGAATTACAGCATCACGAAACCGTCCGTAGTAGACCGGAGTCGCTTTATTGGACAGTCCCATCGCAAACCTCCCTTCACTACGCCTTTGCTGAGTGTTCCTTGAGCTTTGTAGCGAGCATCTTGCCCGTTGCAGACTGAGAGAAGGTGGCAATCTCGTTCGCAGTCTTACCAACACCAACAATTACCTTTACAGCCTTGTATCCGGCTGCAATCCTCGATGGTTTGTGTGACAGTTTGGAATATTGCTGCTCCAGATTCATTCTTGTTACCAACTCTTGAAGATCTTTATTGCTTAGTGCCTGTGTCCCGCTCTTCTTGACGACTGCTCGGTGTCCTTTTGCATTCTGAGCATCTGAAGAGGTAGGACCACTCTTGCTAACACCCCAGTGCATCCCCTTGACCCCGAAGTGTTCCATAACTTCGTCAAGCGTTCCCATGGTTCCTCCCTCCTAGGCTGCGATTTCACCGAAACTCAGTGGAACAACTGCAGATCCATCCCATTCACCCTCAAGTACTAATGGAACTTCGGAACTTCCGTTCCATTCAGTCCATGGACTTGTAACTTTAGGGCTTAAAACCAAGTTGATTGAACTCCACACATTTGCAGCACTAGATGTAACAGATAGCGCACCCGTTTCAGCGTCAGTTCCGGTGTCGTCTCGATAGAATACAGCCAGAACAACAGACGCTGCGATTGTTACGTCGACATGAGTCCCCTCTGTATACCCAGTGGGAAGTGCTGACCATGTACGAGCTGCAGCAGACGACTGACATGCCACAAACAATGCCTTTGAGTGATCCTCTGCGATTGCTCTTGTAACGGATGTCACTGCAAGAGCCGACGCCCCATTGTTTCCGATACAGGAATCGACCGCACCTGCATCTGGCCAACGAACAACTATGATTGACTTGTACTTGGTTGCACTTGAAGTGACTGAGAATGTTCCTGTCTCAGTACCATCGGCAACCATCTCTGCTATTGCTACGTTATTGTTGTTACGAGAAGAGCCTGGTGAAGAGATTGGAGTAAACCCATCGGGGAACACCCATGAAGGTGTGGTGGTTTGTTCACCTGCGATGATCAGGATTTTATCTCCCTCTTGAATCCCAGACGGATATGTTCCCGTAATCCCCAACGCAGTGACAATAGTATGATTTATGGTGAACGTTGGCGCGGTCATCGTCTCAGAATGATAGTCCCGGCTGGTGTACCTCCAGGAACCGCATCACCGACATTGAGAACTAGAATATTCGGGCCTTTTGCCGTGATCTGAGCCTGAAGAGACTTGACATCGGATCCGATTGCATTGATTAGTGCTAGAATTCGAGTCTGTAGTGCCATGGCTTACACCTTTGCAGCTGTGTACAGCGCAACCAGGTCTGTCTCGATAGTTCCCACGAGCGCGACCACGCGTGCGTCCGCGCGAGCAGCCGTGTAGTACAGATTTGTTGCACCCTCAGTCACGACATCTGTTGATCCTGGTGATGCTGAGATCTCCGCGTAGACAGTTCCTGTCCAGCGGTATACCTTTCCGGTATCAATTGCCACGTAGATGATGCTGGTAACGCCCGATCCAGGGAAGCCCGCCTGGTTGGCGAACTCGAGAACATCGTCCACGTATGCGGGAAGCTGAGCAGCAGCGGCTTTCCCTGTTGCATCCAACTTCAAGAGACCGTTGTTCACGTTTACCATCGATGCAAGGTTCGAGGGAGTCAGAGCATCCGTAGTAGAAGCCATAGCAAGCGCTTCTGCATTGGTTGCAAGCATCTGAATGCCCTTGACTGTGGTTGATGAGTCAACAGCGACCCAACCAGTACCGCCAACCTCTGCATGCACCTCATTTAGTGCGGCGACAAGACTAGTCTTAGTCGTCGTTGTCAGACCAGTCAAATCTCCGGCAGCAGAGCCGGTGATCATGGTCTTGATTGCTTTGTAGTCGGTACCTACAGCAGTGATGAGATCACTGATACGGGTCTGAAGTGTCATGAATGATCACACCTTTGCATTCTCGTAGAGAAGTAGGAGAGACGGACCGTCGTCGTAAACGGGATGCGGAATTTCCGAGTCGATGTGATCAGTCAAATCCTGTTGAGTAACACCGCCGCCAGATATGACAATGGCAGCAATCTCAGCATCAACATACTCCTTGATCGTCGACTCATCAACGAAATATGGAAGATCATTCCAGTTTCGAACCCCATCACCGACCTTGTACTTACCGGTTCCGATTTCGTATCCCCACTCTCCTTGTCCGAGACGAGGATTCTTTGTGAACCAATCGATAGCGGTGCCCCGGCGAGGTCTGAACGATACTGCCATTGCCTCCTCCTCTCCTTGTTAGGGGACACCGCCATCGTAGATGACATCTTCGACAACTGGCGGATTTGGATCCATCCAACCAGCCTCTTCTCTGATGACATTCAAACGCCACTCGAGCTGTTCAAGTTGCTTCTGAAGAGAGTCGATCAAATATGAGGTTGTTGGCGGATCGAAGAGCAACCGAACTCGGAGGTAAACATAGGTTTTGACCGAGTTAAGTCGCAGATCAGTTCCGATGAAGTCGGCCCACTCGGCGGTTGCATCCAAGACCTCGAAGCCTTCCTCTGGTCCGATGCCCAACTGGACTACTGTTGAAAGTGCAGAGTTGATGTGCATCATGACTTCGAGATCGAAGACTGTGTAGTCTTCAGCGATGCCCAGAGTCTTCTTCGTATCTGTAAGAATGCTGCTCATGGTTCACCTCCTGTCCGGTTGCAGATCTTTTAGTGCGGGCGGTAGTCCCACTCGTGTCCGTCCCAGATCCGATCGTAACCAGATCGTGGAAGAGGAACTTCCTTGTTGATGGTTTGACTCGGGTTCGAATTGCGCGAGTAGTACCAGGTCGTTCCAGACCATCTCCGCGACCAATTGGCAAGAGCGCGCCAGATTGGAGGCATCACGCTGGAGTAGACCCGAAGTCCGTTGATGTCTTCGGTCCAACCAAGCGGGCGCATACCCCACTTGTCGGTGATTGACCGAATAGAGACTCGGTCGATCTTGCCGATTCGTCGCACATCGCTCGAGTAGCAGGTTCCATCCTCCAAAGCGATCACACTGTGGCCTGATCCTCCACCATGACCGTCGTCAAAGAAGAAAGGAACTGCTCTTGGAGGAGTTAAGTCTCCAAGGTGCTTGTGTACCGCTCGGTTCCAGGCTCCCAGTGCATTACCACCCATCCCAGGAGCTCCGAAACCTGTTCGGGTGAACTTCAAGCACCAACCTTCCCAGTCTTGGGATGGATGGAGGACCTGTGCGGCGGCATACCTTACAACCGCCTCACCCGTTGTCATCGTGAACGTCTTTTTCGACACGCTGCGTGGTGACTTCCAGCTCGAGATCGTCCAGATCAGGATCGATGACTACAACCTCTTCAGGTACTTCGACTGTTGGTTCAGACATGATGTCTCCTTTGTAGTTACGGTTGAGACCGGTCGCCCACGGCGGAGCGTAGTGCGTCGGACTCTCGTCGAATCCACGCGCGAATTCTCTTGATCATGTGTTTCTCCTTACGGATATGTGGAACCGACGATGGCCATCGAGATGACGATGAGTGCGAAGAATGCTATAGCGAATATGCACAAGCATCCAACGGTAATACCGAACACAATCCATAGAATATTGCCCACTTTAGTCACCATAGTTTCGTATCCCCGAGCACGCGAGGCTTGAATGGCTTCACAAGAAGTCGTGCATCGCCATAATGAATGGCATTATGAGTTCTGTGAGTGGTTGTTATCAGGAAGTTGGGATCGAAAACCGAGTCAAGATTGTCCGTAAGATCATGAACCCCAATCGGATTCATGTGGTGTACGAGCAAGTTGCTGTGGATCTCATACCCTTCAATCCCAAGATCACAACCCTCGTCACGAACTATCACCATCGAACGCAGAGTTTTCCACTCTC